ATTTATTAGAAAGGAGTGTTCAATGCGATGAAGAATATCATCTTATTTGGACCACCTGGTATTGGAAAATCAACCATTATCGGGATCTTAAAAACCAAAGGAATTGGTGCAATTGATTTGGAAGATTTTTATCCAAATCGTATCCGATTCCAAATACCTAACCTAGTACAGGGTAAAGTATTAGGAGCGGCGGATCTTAATCCGCAACGAAAATACGGCAATGCGCTAAAAGTATTGCTAATAGCTGATCAAGACAGCTATGACCAACGACGCGCACAAAGAGATGCCAAGGATAAAGGCAAAGCTTCTCAAGCACATCACGATGTTGAAGTGTGGAAGAATGCCAACTATGATTTCATAGTTGATACTTCTAAACAATCAGTTGACCGAACAGCTGGTGACATTATCCGAATCTATAAGAAGGGAGTCACACAAAATGGCAACTAATGGAAGTATTGAATCTTATTTCAACTTGCCTAATCCAGGATTACGGGCATATTTTGAGCATGTGCGTGCTGGCAATGACGAGGAGTACAGAACAACTTTCTTTAAGGGTAAGTCACTTGAAGATATTCTTGAAGGTTGGAAACCAACTCTGGACCAGATAGCACAGGAGTGGCCAACCCTCATTGAATTTGAAGATGACTTGCGTAAGAAAGTCGGGCCAATGTCCATTATGAAACCTCTTTCGGAGAGAATTTCGGATATTGATTCTTACTACGATTCGATCCTCCTCGAGTCGAAACCCATTTCATCGGAAGCCATAGAGGCGACGTGTGAATGGTTCAAACCTTTGCGCGGTTTGAGGTTGCGAGACCAACGTAACACTATCGACGTGATGAAGAAGTCCACTAACAGTGGTTCACCTTACTTTACCAAGCGTCGAGCTGTCACTGACAAAACGTATCCCTGTGATGTCAAACCTAATGGTGAGACTGTTTTGCAAATACTTAAAGGGGATAATTTATGGCGCGGGTGCGCTGTGTTAGGATGGCGTGGCCAAGAAGGCGGCCCAACTATTGATGATGTAAAACAGCGAGTAGTTTGGATGTTTCCCTACGCTGTAAACATCAATGAGTTGCAACTTTATCAACCACTGATTGAGGGATGTCAGAAGCTCAATCTAGTACCTGCTTGGATTGGCATGGATGCAGTTGATAAAGAGATAACAGAGCTTTTTGATACAAAGGGGAAGGATGATTTGGTCATATGTACAGACTTCTCTAAATTCGACCAGCATTTTAATAGTGATATGCAAGAATGTGCTCGGGCGATACTCAACTGTATATTAACTCGAGACGAAGCTTCTCAGAGATGGCTGGAAGAAGTATTCCCAATTAAGTACATGATACCTTTAATGTATGATTGGGGTAAATTAAGATTTGGGGCACATGGAATGGGCTCCGGTTCTGGAGGAACTAACGCTGATGAAACTTTAGCTCATCGCGCCTTACAGTACGAAGCTGCACTGAACAGCAATTCAATTCTAAATCCTCATTCACAGTGCTTGGGTGATGATGGCTTACTTAGTTATCCTGGCATAACTGTTGATGATGTAGTGCGGGCATACTCTAGCCACGGTCAAGAGATGAATATTGACAAGCAGTATGCTAGCAAACATGACTGCGTATACCTGAGAAGGTGGCACCACGTTAACTATAGAATTAATGATGTATGCGTAGGCGTTTACTCAACTTATCGAGCTTTAGGTAGGTTGGCTGAACAAGAAAGATTTTACGACCCTGAGGTGTGGGGTCCCAAAATGGTTGCGCTAAGGCAACTATCAATAATGGAGAATGTAAAGTATCATCCATTACGCGAACAGTTCGCGGAGTATTGCATGAAAGGGGATAAATATAGATTAGGTATAGATATCCCAGGTTTCCTAGATGATATTGTTGATATTGCTAAGGAAGCTACTGACTACATGCCGGATTTTATCGGTTATACCAAATCCTTGCAGTTGGAGGCCGGTAATAAAGAAGATCCCACTGGCATTAATAGCTGGTGGATAGTTAATTATCTTCGATCCAAAGCTTAAAGTTGGGGGGGCGAGC